AAGGTTGCGGTACAAGTCCCGGAAGTGTCGGTTGTAACGATTAGCCGAAGGGTCTCGTTGTACGCCTTGGTAATGTAATCTTCGGCGATGGTTTGGTTCGCCGTAGTCGACACGGTCTTGAGAGTCAGCCACGAACCTGAGCTAGGAGACCCCTGCTCACGTTGCAGTTTAATGACCATGTTGTAAGTGCCGCTCAAGGCGATGGCAACGGTCTCGCCTTTGTCTTGAACGGATATGCTAGTGGTATCACCAACGCTAGTAAATGAAGCCATGATGACCTCCTTTGTTTAGTAAGTGGAAGGCAGCCGGGCGGCTATTTAACCGCCCGGCCCCGCAAGCCTTACTTAGTTGGTGGCGTCAGGGTACGTCTTCCCCGCAGCCATATGTGGATCGAGCGTCAGGAAGGCATTGATCGTGCCAGCCGTTGTCGTGGTCGTGGTCGTAGTGGCAAGAATACCAAGATACCGCTCATAGTTCCCACCAGTACCAACAGGGATTGGCGCACAGTAAATCAAGGCACCCGCCTTCATTTCTGCGTCGTTGGCGTCAGTACCGTCGGTCACAAACGCCTCTGTCAGCACATGTTCGGTCGCCGTGCCGTTAGTGGCAATGGCAGCCGCCGAATCGGAAGCCAACGTGAACTGGATTGTTCCCGCTGAGCCGCCAGTGATGATCTCGGTGCTGCCAGTACGAATGACAAGGTAGACCGGTTGCCCGTTACCAATGTCTTCGCCAGCCGCGCCTAGATCGATTACGTCGCCGATGAGAGCCGTACCGGCACTAGCCGCCACAGATTCGTTGTCAGCGAACTCTCCGCGTTCGTCTAAGATACCCATTTTAAATTCTCCTTATACAATGGGGTTAAAAGGTACGGTCCAATTAGGAGACCGTGGCTTCATCAGGACGCAGGGCGTCGCAACGGCGGATAGGAATACCGCCCCAGCTCGTCTGCATCGTTCCGCCGACCATGTCGACCGACAGTGTCGAACTGGACACCGCGTTGGCCGTCTGACGCCGAAGCATGGACAGGATAGATTTGTCCATGTACCAAGCACAACGCCCAGCAGCCGTTGAAGGCAGCTCGGTCCATGCCTGGTGCATCAGGTCGTTAAGATCAGCACCACTCGCGGCAGTGATCACTAAGGCAGAACGGTCGATGTTTGCGATACGCACGGCATAACGCCAGTCGCGGACAGTGAGTCCAACGTCCCAACGATAGTGAGTACGGAAAGCCTGCATCCGGCCATTCGAGCCGTCAGCGTCTTCGATGGTGACCTCACCAAGATCACGCTGTTGGATACCCGCTTTGGAACCCTTGGGAATAATCCCGTGGATCGTTTGAGGTGACCAGCAGATGAGCCAAATGGAGGCATTATCCGAGCCGCTGCCCGCGCCATCTATGATGTTATCGCCGTTGGCCGCAGAGGTAGAGCTGTAGCGAGGGGCAAGTCCAGTGAACTCTTCCGGTGCCGTGCTTTCATCTCCGTAGAAGAGAGTGGAAGCAAACTCTTGGTTCATGCCTTCAATGTGAGGACGATCCTCTTGAAGCCGGAAGGCTGCAGGGTCGCCGGCCATGCCCACAAGGGCAGCGTCGACTTCCGCATAGTCTTCCATCATCCCACAGTTGTCGGTGACCTGTACAGCTCTACTTTTAGTTGGTTGTACACCACCGTACAGTTTGCGCCACGTCGGAGTGGGGAGACCGGACCGAATCGAGCTGCGATGCCCGGTGGTCAGGTTGCCTTCCATCCATGACATGTCTGTCAGGATCTCGTTCGTCGCGTTGAGGATCTCCACAACATCGGCGATCGAGCCGTCAGGGTCGGTGACCTTCGCCAAGTCGGCGAGGGTCGGGTTAGTGACTGCTAATGTAGCCATAGGTCAGCTCCTTATGCTGCTACCGGGGGGAACATACTGGGGTACATCCGGCGCAGGGAAGCATCGCTCTCGATCTTGCCGCCGTCGCCGTCGATAAGATCGCCGCTCTCCTGCGCCATGACCCCAGCACGATGGAGGAAACGGAGGACTTCTGGATGGTTCCCCAGGCCGAGGCCTTCAGGGTTATTCGGCCCCGGAGCATCGAAGAGCTTCTTCAATTCCGGTGTCCCGAACTTCTCCATACCGAACTTGGCGACGGCGAGGTTCTTGGCGAGGTCTTCTCCGCCCAGCTCCTTGTCGTTCCGCGTCTGCTCGGCCCAGGTGTCAACACGCTCCCGGTACTTGACAGCCATCTCATCGATGGCTGCTCGACCCCTCAAGATCTCACCCTCGACGAGCTTCTGGTATTGGTTCTGCGTCAGACCAACCTCCTTGGCTCTATCCTGGTAATGCTTGAATTGGGTCTCGGCTTCCGGGGTCATCTCGATTGCCCCGATCTCCTCGGTCGTGACGAACTCGTATTTATCCGGCACTCCCGTTCCATCGCCCTCGTCGTCCGACAGCAGGGTCTTGGTATCCGCGACGTCGCCGGGCTTGCCGTCGTCGTCGCCAGATTTCGTGTCGTCCTTGACGTCGTCAACCTTGACGTCATCAGTAACGGTATCGTCTGTCACGTCGTCCTTGGTGTCTGTGTCGATGTCAGCCATCGAAATGGTTCTCCTCCAGCATCTTCATGTACATCTTCGGCGTCTCGCTCCGAATAATGCTCTCCAAGGCTGAGCCGACACTCCGTGCTCCCTCGTTAAACGCCGTGCTCTCCTTGTCGGTCGGGCAGTGGCTGATCTGATCCTTGTGGCACTTATTCCAGATCAGATCGTACATCCAGCGCCGACCCCGCGACTGCGCCATGATGAACACCAGATCCTTATCTCGATCCGCCATGTCCTTCTCGGCGGCGGCGACCTGCTCCTCGTCGCTGGCGTCATACACCCTCTTGTGAGCCTGCACCACTTATGCTGTCCCTCCTCGTCCAAGGAGATCGGTCAGCGCGTTGGGGTTCTGCGTGTCGGTCTCGCTCAAGACCTTCGCGCCCTGCGCCGCCTGCCCCGCCATCTCAGCCGCCTGCCCCGCCATCTCAGCCGCCTGCGCCACCTGCTGCTGCTGCGCTCGATCGGCGCGTATCTTCGCGACCTGGGCAGAGTCCCTCAATAGGTCGGGCGAGTTGCCGAGGATCTCGGCGTACTGCCTCATGCCCTCGTCAGCGTCGATGTTGTCGACGACGTCGGGGAACACGGCGACGAGGTTGCCGGCAAAGCCGAGGGTGCGTTCGAGGGCGCTGGCGGCGACAGCCTGCTGGGCCTGCGCCAGCAAGCTGACGTACTCTACGCGCAGTTCGACGTCCTGAAGCACCTCGGGCGGGTCAGGGAGGAGGTCCGCCTCCAGCGCGAAATCGAAGACGTCGTCCAGCAGCGGATCGAGCAGCTCCACGTTGAGACGTTGCAGAACTGGACCCAGCAGAACGAGCTTCTCCTCCTGACGCTCGATCACCTCGGTCGCCGTGATCTGCCGGCGGTCTGAGTTGATCATCATCGCGAACAGGTCGGCGAAGAAGCCTCGCTGGATGCGCTCTTGGACTTCTTGAATGTCCTGCTGCATCTCGGCGAGGCGAGGTGTGACTTGGTAGGCCGGCTGGAAGCCCTGGCCACCCTGGAGCGGGTCGACATAAGTCGTCTGGCCGGGCAATACGCTCGACGGCTTTCCGCGCAGAGAGGTCGGCGCGGTCATCGGCGGGTTGACCATCTTATCAATCGCCTGAGCCTTGCGCTTCTGTTGCTGCTGGAGCTGCTTGATATCACCGAGAGCGTCCATCCCCGGCGACCTGCCGTAGACGTCGCCTTGCAGCACGTCCCATCGAGGGATGTACGCAGGGAATCTCGTGAATCCACCTTCGAACAGCACCTCGTCGTTCTCCGCGCCCTGCTCCATGTAGACCGACTTGAACGGCATGTGCTGGTTCGAGAAGTTGTGCGGGTCGCGCTCGGCCTTGCGTCGAGGCTCGATCATGTGGATGACCGGGACGTAGCTATCGTAATTCTTGGTGTTCCACAGGTTGCGCGTCGCACGGCTGACACCGTGCCAGTCGTCGAGGCCGCGCTGGCTGTCGATGACGAACTTCTCGACGATCTGGCTGACCGTCATGGTGAACGACCGGCCTAGCGTGTCAACGACGCCTCGATCGTTCTCGGCGATGACGTACTCGCCAGCCGTGAAAGGCCGAAACCTGATGACACTGTCGAAGTGCCGCTGTCTATAGAGCGGAGCCGTGCCGAAGGCTCCAAGCTCGGAGTAGACGGTGAAGACGACGTTGTAGAAATTGGACTTGTGGAGGATGGCTCGACAAACGCGCTCGACCTGAGCCAACCATACTTTCACATCATGCCTATCCATCGTCTCTTCGTCGCCGGTCAAGAACCGAAACCAGGGCCGCGCAGGGCTGGTCATGCCGGACATCATCCCGGCGGACATGGTGCGGAGCGCCTGCGTGCCGGTGCTGTCGATAATCTTGTTGTCGCGCTTCTTGCCTCGATCGTTGGGCGTCGTGAACAGGAACCGGCCCCGCCTCGGAATGAGGTAGTCGCTAAGTTCCATCCAATGGTTGCGCCACGACGTGCGGTCGTTCTCCAGCTTGACGTATCGCTTGAGCACGGTCGACCGCTTGCCGAACGGAGGGATGTTGTCGCCGAGGTTACCGGGATTTATGATCGGCATATGCTATTTAGCCCAACAGCGTCTTGTTAGCGGTCGAGGCGTTCTCGCTGACGAGGCTGCCCCTGGTCTTGTTGGTGCCGGCCTGCCCGGCTGCCAGCTTCGACCGCTTGATCTCGTCGGCGCGTGCCTTCTGCACCGCGACGTCGGTCTTCTTCGGAGCTGCCTCGGGAGCAGCGGGCGGCGGCGGAGGAGCTGGCTGGCTGCCACCGAAGCCTGGGACGTAGGTGAGAATGTTGAGGTTCATCTGAGAACTCCTGCCTTCGGGGTGGCTTCATCGATGTCGTCGAGCAGCGTGCCGGAGGGCGGCAGCGGGGTAGTCGCCTTGCCCTTGACAAGCTTGGCGCGACGCTCCTTCTCGGCGAGGTTAGCGTCGGCACGCTTCGCCATTTCAGACGGCGGACCCCTGGACGTGGTCGGCGTAATCGGCAACGGTGCCGCGTTGTTGCCACCGAAGCCTGGGGCGTAGCTCAAGCCACGACGCCGCACGCGAGAGAAGAAGTGACGAATACGTTTCGACATGGTGTTACCCGTAAGATGGTTCCAGAGCTGCTCGGGAGTGTGGAGCCAGTGCCGGCGGATGCCGCACATCACCATGACGTGGGCGACGCAGGCGTTGACCATCAACGGACCATAGCTCGGCGTCGTGCCGCGCGTCATCTCGATGACCTCGCAGTCGGCGTCGCGATAGAACGCGGCAAGGTCGAGAGCGCCGTCGGCTAGGCTGATGATGGGAACTCCTTGATGCCAATTGTTGATAACCCAATAATCACCGATGCGGAGAGCGCACCAACAATGGCGACGTGGCCGGCGCAAAGCCCAGGCCAGCGGATGATCGTTGTCGTCGTTAAAGATGACTAATGCATCCATGAACTAAGCGCGTTACCACATCAGGGACAGCATGTCAATCAGGACGGACGGCGATTTATCTTCTGCCAATTTGCCAGTTTAATCCGTAGAGACGTTCGCCCCCGCCCACCTGTCCCCTCAAACCGCTACAGCAGGTGCTACCCTGCTACCTTCCGCAGAAAACCGGGGGAAACTAGGTAGCACTAGGCCCGTTGAAAGAGACCCCGAGACCGCTGGGTGCTACCCCAAAACCCCGCAGAATTCCTCAGAAGGTAGCACGGTAGCACCTTCCGAGCCGAATACA